GATCTACAGATTTCACGGGAAGGCACTGGTAAATTTTCGGCTTCCGGAAAAAGATGTCAGTGAATGTCAGTAACATCTGTGGTATTATGATAACATCGAGAAGCGAAAGAAAAGAGCTTTTCGGATGTGACATTTTCACAATAAGTTCTCCGACGGTAAGTGTAGTAAAAGGGCGATCTGATGACAGGTCGTCTTTTTCGTTGCGTATTATCAGGCTATACGATATTATAATAAGTATAGAATATGGTGAAAGGGTGATGAAAATGTCAGAATGGTTAAACGAAGAAGAGCAGTATAAAGATACGTTGAATAATGAAGAAATCAGCAGGATCAAAGATCCTGAATTGCGAGAAATAAGGCAAAGACATTGGGCGTATGAGAAAAAGATATATAAAGATAGCTCTATTGCGGATTCGGAACTTGATAGATTGGTAAAGATAGATTGGGAGAAAGAGCGAAAAGAGATTTTGGAATACAAGAAAAAGCATAGTAAATGTTAGTTAAAAGCACCCTTCGGGGTGCTTTTCTAATGCGCAAAATAAACCAGAATTGAAGGTGGTGAAGTGGCAGGATATGAAAACATAAGAGATGCAAACAATAAAAGAACCCCGGAAGAGCGCCGGGAATTGGCAAAAAAGGCAGGAAAAGCAAGTGGTCAGGCAAGACGCAGGAAGGCAGACTTCCGGAAGACATTAAACCTGCTGCTCACTGCAGAAATAGATAATGAAGAATGGAAGCCGGTTTTAGAGTCGCTCGGCGTTGAGTGTACTTTGGAATCGGCTTTGCTTATGGCTCAGATCAAGATGGCATTGGCAGGGGATACACAGGCAGCCAAGTTTGTAGCCCAGTATTCCGGACAAAGTGCCAGAGCCGAAGAAGATCTGGAGAACAAGAAAGCAGATACAGAGCTGATCAAGGCAAGGAAAGAAGCCATTACTGGTGAAAATGAGAATGATGAAGCGCTTGATCGGTTGGATCAGATCCTGAAAGAGGTGCGGGACAATGCAGTTAAGCAAGAAACAGAATGAGTACATTGTGAACGCAACTCATAGATGGAATATTAAGTCTGGTGCGGTACGTTCTGGAAAGTCCTACGTTGATACGGCTTTTGTGGTTCCTTTTCGTATCCGGGAAAGGACCGGTAAGCCGGGGCTCAATGTTATTCTTGGCGTATCAAAAGAATCGATTGAGCGAAACGTGCTGCAGCCGATGCGTGAAATCTATACAGACAAGCTGATCGGACAGATCAATAACCGGAATGTGGCGCATATTTGTGGTGAAGAGGTGTATTGCCTGGGAGCTGAAAAGGTCAGTCAGGTGGCAAAAATCCAGGGAGCCAGTATCAAATATTGTTATGGTGATGAGGTTGCCAAGTGGAACAAAGAAGTGTTCCAGATGTTGAAATCACGACTTGATAAGCCATATTCTTGTTTTGATGGTTCTTGCAATCCGGAACACCCAACGCACTGGTTAAAGGAGTTCCTGGATAACGATGAACTGGATATCTACCTGCAGAGGTACACAATTTTTGATAATCCATTTCTTCCAACAGAGTTCGTGGAACAGCTCTGTAAGGAATATGAGGGCACGATTTATTATGACCGGTTAATCCTTGGACTCTGGAAACGGGCGGAAGGGGCAATCTACAAACGTTTTGCAGATAATCCCGATGCTTACAAATGTGAGGTGCTGGATGAGTTTACAAGTGACGCAGAATATAAGCAATTCAAAAAAACAGATATTGTATCGATAGAGATCGGACTTGACTTCGGAGGAAATCAGTCCGGTCATTCTTTTGTTGCCAGAGGATACACAGATGATTATGCGAATGTAATTGCAGTAATGTCTAAGAGAATTATGGCAAAGGATGCAGAGGAAGATATTGACAGCAACAGGCTGGATGAGCTGTTCTGTGATTTTGTTCAGGAAGTAATAGATAAATATGGAGTGATTGCGAAAAGCGGCAATTACGTGGAGTATTGCAATGTAGAATCTGTTTATTATGACAACGCAGAAACCGTCCTTGGTAATTCTATCCGGAATGCGGTAGAAAAAAGGTTTCCGTGGATCACGGTCAGAAAAGCAAGGAAAGCAGCAATTATTGACCGGATCCGTTGCACGGTAAGGCTTATGGGAGCGGGAAGATTCTGGACAACAGACGATAGTAAGTCCTTGCAGACGGCATTTTCAGATGCAGTATGGAACAAAGATGTAACAGACAAGGATGAGCGCCTGGATGATGGAAGCACCGATATTGATAGTCTGGATGCGTTTGAGTATACGATAGAAAGAGATATGAAGGACCTGATAGAAGAGGTGGAAGATGTTTGATGGATTAAAAAGACTATGGGGAAGGATAGTGAGCATGTTTAGTTATACGACCTTAAAAAATATAATCGGCAAAGATGTGGCGCTGTCACAGACCATGATCGATGCCATCAATAAATGGAAAAAGATGTTGGCTGGAAATGCAGACTGGTGTGACGATACGGTAGAGTCGCTGAAATTAGAAGAGGGTATCTGCCGTGAGTTTGCAGACTCTGTACTGGTAGAGATGGAGGCCAAGATCTTAAATAATGACAAGATGGATAAGGTTCTCCAGAAGAGCTTATCAGACATGAATAAGAAGCTGCAGACAGGATTGGCACTTGGCGCAATGGTTCTTAGACCACTTGGACCGGACACGGCGGAATATGTTGCGGCGGATAAATTCATTGTGATCAGTTTTTCTGATGATGGAACGCCGAATGATATTGCTTTTCTGGTTGTGAAGTGTGCTGGGGAAAATGATTATTATACCAGAGTTGAACGGCATTATTTTACGAACGGCAATCTGACGATTGAGAATAAATGCTATCATTCACAGAGCCAGAGCGATATCGGGCAGATCTGCGGTCTGGAAGAGGTGGTCGAATGGGCGAACATTCTTCCGGGACCGGTTATTTATCCAGGGATGGTTCAGATGGATTTTGGATATTATCAAAACCCGATTGAGAATAAGGTGGACGGATCCACTTGTGGTGTATCGATCTATGAGTCCGCAGAGAACCTGATCAGAAAAGCAGACATCCAGGGAGCTCGGCTGGACTGGGAGTACGATTCTGGAGAACGTGCAATCCATATTGACGAGAGAGCTTTGAAGAAGAGCGGTGGAAAGACCTATTTACCGAGATTAAAGAAACGCCTGTATAAGGGGTTGAATCTTGATGATGGAAAAGATAAAGAACTGTATAAAGAATATTCGCCTGAGATGCGAGATGAAGCCTTCAGAAGAGGTTTGGAAGAATACAAACGGGAAATCGAGTTCAATGTCGGTCTTGCTTATGGAGATCTGTCAGATGCGCAGGAAGTGGATAAGACAGCTACAGAGGTGCTTGCTTCCAAAACAAGGAAATACAACCGAGTCACGGCGATTCAGGGCAAACTGGAAGAGTGTTTGAATGGATTCGTGAATGCGTTGGCGTTCTACAACGGCTCTTATATGTCTGGGGTAGAATTCACCTGTGAGTTTAATGACTCTATTTTGGCTGATGAAGAATCAGAAAGACAGCAGGACAGGCAAGACGTCAGTATGGGTGTCATGAGCCTGCTTGAGTACCGAATGAAGTGGTACAACGAGGACGAAGAAACTGCAAAATCTAAGATTCCGGAGCAAAATCAGGTGATTGAGTAATGCGAGATGATTATAAGAATAAGCTTGCAAGTAAGATTGCTTCCAGGTATCAGGATTTGGAAGAGCGTATCATGCAGGATATTGTCCGGAGGATTATGAAAGCTGGTGAAATAACCAGTACTGCAGATTGGCAGATTAACCGGTTACGGATTCTTGGATATTCTTCCGAGGATATCGAAAGAGAGATCAAGAAAACACTGGATGCGTCTTATCCGGAAATGTTTGAGCTGTATGATAAAGTGATCGACTGGGAATACGTCCGGAATAAGGACATTTACGAACAGATCAATGCTGAGTTTATCCCGTATGAGGAGAACAGGCAGTTGCAGCAGATCACGGATGCAATCATTCAGCAGAGTCTGGAAGATCTGGAGAATGTAACTAAGTCACTTGGCTTTTACCTGGATTATAATGGCAGAAAGGTTTTAACACCGCTGTCACAGGTTTATACCAATTATCTGGACAATGCCTGTTTTGATATTGTGACAGGAGCATTTGACTATGGTAGCGTATTACGCCGGGTGGTCACACAGCTGACGAACAGCGGACTTCGGAAGATTGAGTACGGATCCGGATACGCAAGCCGGGTAGAAGTGGCTGCCAGAAGAGCTGTGATGACTGGTGTGGCGAATCTTACCGGAGAAATAGCAGACTACAATGCCAAGAAGCTTGGAACAGAGTATTTCGAGGTTGAATGGCATGCCGGAGCACGACCTGCGCATTCGGTATGGCAAGGACGTGTCTGGACAAAGGAGCAGCTGTATTCGGTCTGTGGACTTGGTACCGTGACCGGACTTCTGGGAGCTAACTGCTACCACACATACTATCCGTTCTTTCCGGGAATATCGGAACGCAACTGGTCGGATGACTGGCTCGAAGAACAGAACCGGAAGGAAAGCAAGCCAAAAGAGTTCCAGGGCAAAGAGTACACCCTGTACGAGGCAAAGCAAAGACAACGCCAAATGGAAACAGCAATGAGAGCGCAGCGAGAAAAGGTACAGATGCTTCAGGATGGCGGTGCTGATCGGCAGGAAGTTATGCTCCAAAAAGCCAAATATCAGGGACAGCTTAACGAATATGCAGCATTTTCTCGGAAAATGGGATTGAAAGAGGAAAGAGAGCGGATTTATATTGATGGACGAGGAAGAATTGCCACCAATAGTAAAACGCAGAATAAGCTATTTCCACCGGAGATGATCCAAAACGTTTCAAAAGATATCGCACAGTACAAGCGGTACAAAGAAGTTCTGGGAGATTCCGTTGGATCACTTGTAAAGTTCGGTCAGGTGAAATATAATGACAGTAAGAAGTGGGAGCTACTTCAGACCTACATGAAATCGGTTAAAGAAGGAATGATTTCCCCGATGTCAAGTTTTGAGAATTATGTTAAGCTTCATAAGGAAATTGAGAAGACGGTGGTTGGCATTAAGACATCAAATGGCGTAAGAATTACCGGTCAGAGTAAACATTTTCTGGAACGTGTAATCGGAACGATGGAAGATCCGAAGACGAAGAGATCTCGATCAGGGGTAACGATAGAGGAAATCATAAATGCACTGAGAAGCCCACTCGATTTGAAAAATCCAAAAGCTGATAGGAACGGAAGAATAAGCCAGAGATATATCGGTGAGAAAGTAACTGTTTCGATAAATCCGGAAAACGGGATGTTGATTCAATGTAATCCGACGGATAAGGATTTAGTAAGGAGACTGCACAATGCGTAAATTTGAACTGAGTCAAGAGCAAATAGATTTTTTAAAAAAAGAATATGCGGATAATCCGTTAGTGCAAAAAGTATTAACATGTGAAAACAACAGGAGATTTGAGATAGATGTAGATACAAAAATTGCTTTCATGGATTACATCGAAGATGAGTCTGTATACTGGATAGGAAATGATTATGAGGCTACCCCGAAAACACGGATATTAGAGTCTATAAGAGACGATATATATTATCAAACGAACTAGGAGGTGCGTTATGGATAATTTTAAAATCATTTACAAGATACTTTCTGCATTGGAAAAATCAATGGATCTGGAAGAATGTAACTTGGATAGCATTAGTTCGGAGGCGTTGAAAATATCCAATGAGCGTTGGAATAAATATATCGAGATGCTTTTAGATGCTGGTTACATCAAAGGGGTAACAATCCAGAAGTATGTAACTGGAGAGACAAACGTTGATGCGGAAGATATTCGGCTTACTTTAAAAGGTCTTGAATATTTGAGCGAAAACAGTATTATGCAGAAAATGTATAAAGCAGCAAAAGGAATAACGGATTTGATTCCATAGTTTTTTGCCACCAGTCGAAATGACCGGTGGTATTTTTGTACTCATTTTTTAGGAGGTGGTCCAAATATCTCCCTTTGAGACGCAGGGGTAAGCGTCTTATTTTTATGCCCTGTCATATGGCATTAAACTGGACAACTACCATGCCGGAGGTCTACCCGGCTATATCCCATACCGCTGAAAGAGCGGTCAATAAAATATTTCAGGAGGAATGTAACGATGAAAAATATTCATGAGATTTTGAAAGAGTATGGAATGGAAGTCCCAGCAGATAAGAAAGCAGATTTCGATAAGGCTTGGAAAGAAAATTATCGTACTAAAAGCGAGTACGATAACGCAGTTACCCAGAGGGACAACTACAAGGCTTCATTGGATGATGTAAATACCAGGCTGAAAGAATTTGAAGGCGTGGATGTGAAAGATCTGCAGGGACAGATCACAAAGCTTCAGGGTGATCTGAAGGCGAAAGATGATGAATATGCAGCAAAAGAAGCTGACCGTGTATTTATGGATTCTGTTAAAGAAGCAGTTAAGGCTGCCGGCGGAAGAAATGAAAAGGCAGTTATCGCAATGCTGAATATCGATGCTCTGAAAGAATCTAAGAATCAGTCCGAAGATCTCAAGAAGGCACTTGAGGATGTCAAGAAGTCTGATGGGTATTTGTTCGGAGCAAATGAACCAATCAATAATCCGGTTGGTGGCACAAGTGGCGGAGGTGGTGCAGATCCGGGAGCAGATGATGTTGCTGCACTTCGAGCTGCCATGGGACTGCCGGAAAAATAGGAAGTGAGGTAAGGAAGAATGGCAAATACTATTGCA